TTATCCATGCTAATGGTCTGTCTGCATTGCTTGACGAAACTGAACTCACCAGCAGCGACTTCTCTACTGTGAAGGCTCTGTCTATGGGTGAGATCGACACATTCCTCGGATTCAAGTTCATCATGCTTGGTGATCGTGACGAAGGTGGCTTGCCACTTCCATCCACGCGCACCAGCTTTGCCTTCCACCGCGATGCGGTTGGCCTTGGCATTAGCATGAACCAAAAGTCTGAGATTAACTATGTGCCTGAGAAGACATCCTTCCTTGTCGCTTCAATGTTCTCCGCTGGAGCCATTGCAATCGACGATGAAGGTATCGTCAAAATCTCTAGCACTGAATAAGGAGGCTGAATTATGGCTTTTGATGCTGCTGGCCTCGGTGTTGTTTCAGCTTCTAAAAAGGGTAATGCTCCTAGCATTTATACCTATCAGACCGCTGATACGATTGCTGATGTAAATACCGCTGGTTACTTCAATGACTTATCGGACACTCTTGCAGTGGGCGATTTGATTTATTGCGTAACCTCTACTGGAGGCACTCGCGTTAGCACACTCACCCAAGTTCTCTCGAACGCAAGTGGTGTTGTTGACGTTGCTGACGGTACAACTCTTGCCGCAACTGACGGCGACTAATAGGATCGGGGTGGGTTTCGGCCCACCCCTTTTCTTGCGGAGTAAAATATGGCTTCTGGGGATACCAAACTAACTATCTGTTCAGACGCCATGCTGATGCTTGGCGCGTCTGCTATTTCTTCTTTTTCAGAGGGAACAGATGAGGCGCAGATTGCGGATCGCTTGTATAACGATATCCGCGATACTTTAATTATGCAGTACCCATATTCTTGGTCGATCAAGAAGGTTAAGTTAGCCAGATTGGTTGATACTCCAGTAAATGAATGGAAGTATGAATATGCACTACCCGGTGATATCTTAGGAAATCCTAAAGCTCTATTCATCACAGGTTCTGTTGGTGCAATACCAGTAAGAGACTTTGATATATACGGAACTTCTGTTTATACGAACTACGAGCAGATTTGGATTGATTATCAATTCAGACCAGAACCTGCTTTTTTCCCACCATACTTCGTTAATCTATTAAAACACGCATTAGCTGCTGCTTTTGCTGAACCCATTACGGACCAAATTCAAAAAGGTGATTACTATCATCGACTTGCATATGGATCACCTAGTGAGAATATGCGTGGTGGTTTAGCAAGAGTTGCTATGAATATTGATGGCGTTGATCGTCCACCACAAAACATTATGGACTTCCCATTAACTGAGATACGCGCATGAGCAGAATTGTTCGTTTGCAGAACAATTTTACATCTGGTGAGCTAGACCCACGTCTACGCTCAAGGACAGATATTGCTCAATATCAGTCAGGTCTTACAACTGCTCGTAATGTTTCTATACAGCCCCAAGGTGGTGCTAGTCGTAGACCGGGCACTAAATATATAGCAGAGCTTGATGCTGGGGCTGCTAACGCTGTCCGTATGGTTTCTTTTGAGTTTAGTGTAAGCGACAGCTACATGCTCGTATTTACACCCGGAAGAATGTACGTTTTTAAAGACGGTGCCCAAGTTACAAATATCAATAGTTCTGGTAATGATTACGCCACTGTGTCAGGGCTTACTGCGGCCATCTACCTGAAATGAATTGGGTGCAATCTGCTGATACAGTGATCGTCGTACATGAAGACCTTGAGCCAATAAAGATTGTGCGTGGTGCAACCGATGCTGATTGGGAAGTAAGCACCATTGTTTTCGATCATATCCCTAGATTTGCTTTTAATACTGATACACACATAACGACTTACGATATTACACCTAGTGCAGTGAGTGGTAATATTACTCTAACCGCTTCTGGTGCCACTACTGATACTGGAACAGCGCAAGCTGGAACAACCAGCACGATTACATTAAAGGCTGCAAGTAGTTTTACTGCCGATGATGAGCCTAACGGTATGTTCATCACGTTGACTTCTGGCACTGGTTCTGGGCAAGTTCGCCATGTTGAAGATTATGTTGCTTCAACAAAGGTACTGACAGTTTACCCAGATTGGGATACTGCTCCAGATGCTACAACGGGATATAAAGTACAGCCGTTTGGTACAGCAATGGTTGATGAATACATTGTTGCAATCACTGGATTTGGCCGCGCACGTGTTGTTGAATTTGTTAGCGACACAGAGGTTAAAGCTGTAACGGAAATACCATTCTTTGATACAAACACAATATCTGCTGGAGATTATGAGACAGAACATGGATACGAGCCAACATGGTCTTCTACTCGTGGATGGCCTAGAAGTGTTACCTTCCATGAAGGCCGCTTGTATTTCGGCGGAAGCAGATCACGCC